GCTTCGACCCCACCCCCTACACCGTCGCCGACACCTCGTTCGGAGGGGGCGACAGCTCCCCGTCGTCGAGCTGCCACGACTCGGGCAGCTCCAGCAGCTCGCCGAGTTGCGACAGCGGCGGCTACTGACCGGCCGCATGGGAAGAGGCCCCGGGACCAGCGTGCCGGGGCCTCTCCAAGGTCCAGACCCACCCAGGTCAGACCGCGCACTTCAACTATCGCACCTGCCTGCGATCACCTGCCGATGCGCAACGCCCTGGCCAGGAAGTTGTTCGGCCTGGTCCCGGGGTGCCTGGCGTACGCGGCGAACACGACCTGTCCCCCGGCGTCGAACCTGAGAGCTTTCGCCCGGCGCGGCCGGATGATGTGCGGCCGGGTGCCGTCGAGGACGAACCGGGTCGCCGGGTGGTCGCAGGTGATGACCCCCTGGAGGCCGCTCGGCCCCTCCTCGATGTGCCAGTCCACGAACTGGCCCATCCGGCCGGGCGCCTCGTTGCGGGCGATGTCCGCCACCCTCGCGGTCTTGCGGGCCAGGCGCCGTTCGACGATCCCGCCGCGCAGCCGCAGGAACCGCGACAGCCTGCCCTGGTCGAGCCGTACCTCCACGCTCACGACGTTTCTCCTTCCGGGCAGCGGCAGGACGGCAGGGAGACGGTGAGCCGCTGTTCGATGCCCACGCACTGGCCCTCCGGCCCCACGGGGCGCTGCTGGCCCAGGACGAACTTCTGACCGCGCCGGGCATCGCTCGTCCCTGGGAAGCAGCACTGGAGGGCGTTCCACACCGACGTCGCGTCCACGGCGAGGATCCGCGCGGCCTCGGCCAGCTCCTCGCAGGTGGGCGGACAGCCCTGCTGGTCGTACGTCGGCGCGCACCGCAGCAGCGTGATGACGTACTCGGCGGCGGGTGTGACCGGCAGACAGTTTCGGCTGCCCAGGACGTCACGGGTCTCCACGGGGAAGTTCGACGTCGCCACCATGCCGGCGTAGTGCACGGTGAGCTGGCCGGGCGTCTCGGCGCGCACGCAGTCGCCCGCGCAGTCGTCCCAGGCCGGGGTGCCCGGGACAACGCACGACCGGCACGGGCATCCCGGCTGCCCCTCCACACGGGCGGCCGTGAGTGTCAGCTCCGCGCACACACAACTCAGGAGCAGCTCGGCGGTCTCGTGGATCACGAGCGGGTTCAGGGCCACTGCTGCACCCTCGGCTGCCGGAAGTCGGGGCTGTAGACACGGGAGGGGCTGGTGAGGCGGTAGGGGTTAACGACGCTCAGCCACAGGTCGACGAGCGGCAGGCCGGTGCGGCCCTCGCTGTAGATGAGCGTCGGGTCCGCGAGCTCCATCTCCACGCCCTGGCGGACCAGCCTGGTCAGGTTGCGGTTCGCCTTGCAGCCGCACGTGCCGCTGCCGCCGCACCCCCGGAGCAGGTGGCAGGTCAGCTCGGACACCGCGGCGACGGCGGCCTCGTCGACCGGCAGGCCGATCCGGTACGTCACGGTGAACGTGCCGGGCTCGCCGGGCGCGGCGGCCATGTCCTGGCAGTCCGGCCAGCAGCCGCCGCCGACCCGCACCAGCCGGCCGGCCGCGTCCACCCGGTACTGCTCCGGGGCCAGGACCTGGCCGTCGATGTCCACCTCGGTGATGTCGTAGACCGGGCCCGGCAGGTAGACCTCGCACAGCTCGCCGCACGAGCAGTCCGACTTGCAGCCGCACACCGACGCGTTGCGCCACAGGCCATCGGTTCCGATGTACGGAATCCACGGGCCGGTGCCGCCGCCGTACTGGAAGCTGATGAACGGCGACGACTCCAGACAGGCTCGCCTGCATGGGCGCACCGTGACCGGGCACGGCCCGATGCGGCGCCCGGACAGCGCCCACAGGATCTGTGACGCCACCAGCGTCCACCGGTCCAGGTCCTCCTGCTCGACGTTCTCGACGTCGCAGCACAGCTCGGTCGGCCACGCCTCGCAGGGGCCTGTCTCGATGGCCATCAGCGCCTCCGCAGCTCGTAATCCGACGGCGTGGGGAAGTGGGAGCGGATGACGCGGCCGACCTCGCCGTGCGCGAACGAGTCCGGCATCGTCGAGAGGAACGGCGACCGGTCGAAGCGCGGCCCGCGGTGCATCACCTTCACGTCTTGGATCCGCTCCCCGCCGATCTCGTTGAGGACGCCGTACGCCGTCCGCTTGTGCAGCACGGCCAGGTGCCGGCCCGCGTCCAGCGCCTTCAGCATCCCGGCCTTGGTCACCGGCAGCGGCACGTGCAGCTCGTACGACAGGGGGTCCGTGAACCCCTGGTCGACGAGGAGGTCACGGGTCTCCCGCATCCCCCGCAGGTACATGCCGGAGGCGCGGGCCGCGTAGTACGCCTCCACCTCCCGCACGGGCCCGCGATGAAGCACCGGCATGGCGTCGAGCCGCTCCATGACGAACATGTCGTCGTTGGCGAACAGGAACGTCTCGCTGATCTCCGGGTGTTCGCAGGCAGCCCGCATCGCCACGGTGGTGTTCTGGTACTTCGTGCCCGTCTGCCGTGTGGGGATGTGCCGGACCCCGCCCAGCCATGCCGGCTTGTAGCCGACGATCCACAGGTGCCGATGCGGGAGGTTCGCCAGCCAGCTCCTCAGCGCGTAGCGGAGTTGCTGGTTGGCGGGGGTCTCCCGCAGCGGCACGACCAGGTCGAGGTCCGTCACGGTCAGGACGCCAGGCAGAGATCGCCCGCGACCGGCGTGTAGGCGCAGACGGCCTCGGGCGGCGGCACGGAGGTGAGGAAGTAGCGCCGGTGGCAATTCGCGCCCACCGGGGTGAGCATCGGGCCCGCGGTACCGGCCGCGTCGATCGGCAGGACGTCGTACGGGCCGACGCCCCAGCCACCGCCGGACCGGGTGGCGCCAGTGAGCTGGAGGGTGACCGCCTCGCTGCCGATCTCCAGGTCGCCGAGCATCCCGTTGCTGACCCACGGCAGCAGGTAGTACAGCCAGGCCCCGCCGGTGCCCTCAGCCTCACAGACGTCCTCGCCCAGGGCCTCCGCCCAGAATTCGAGGGCGAAACCACTGCGGCACTGCACCGAGCAGTCGTCGTAGCCGATCGGTTCACCGTCGAACCCGTACACCACCGGATTGCCCGTGGTGATCTCGATGAATTCTGGCGACACGGAGAAAAAATTGACCTCCACGTCGTAACCGTTGAACGTTGGACAACCGCGCTTGAAGCCACACTGGCGGCCATTCGCGGCGCGGTAGTTGACGTCGTCACCCTCGTCGACGTTGGGGTTCATCGCGATGGACGCCAGACAGTCGAAGGTGAACCCGTTGTCTTCGCCGCAGACAGGGCGACCGCAGGCATCGAGCCTGGTAACCCGGACGGTGTCCAGGTTGCTGATCAGGGGACATGGCATGGCCAAGACCTCCCGGTAGATCAGGAGGCCCGGCCCAAAACCAGCGGCGCTTTGACCCAGCATAACTAGGACAAAGCGTCACAATGCGGCGTGCTTACGGGCGATCAGGTGTCGATGAGCTCCTGGACCAGGCCGGTCCACAGCTTCAGTTCGTCGCGGGTCTGGTCCGCGAGGGCGGCGCTGCGCTCCAGCGCGGCTGCGGTCGCCCCCGCGCGGCGGTCACCGTTGCGGTACAGGTCGCGGATCGTGCTTCCCCAAGCCCGGTAGTCCGCCCTGTCGATAAACGTTCCCGCGTCGCCGAGCGCTTCGCGCAGTCCCGGCGTGGGGTGGGCAATGACGGGGATGCCGGACGCCAAGGCCTCGACAGCGGCCATGCCGTACGACTCGTAGACGCTCGGCACCATCAGCACCCGTGTGCGCGCCCACACGTCCCGCCGCATGTCCGACGTCTGGCGGACGATCCGCATGTTCGGCTGCGTGACCCGGGTGATCTGCTCGCCGTGCGCGCCCGTTACGCCGAGGAACGGCAGCTCGCGGCGCATCCCAGCAGCGGCCTGCCAGGTTTCCACGCCCTTGTGCCGGTTCAAGTTGACCAGCGTCACGTGCGTACCCGGGCGCGCCCGGTGCTCCTCGGGAATGACCGGCGGATGAACGACCAAAGAGCGCGGCCGGGCTACTTCGGCCGGGTAGCGGCCGGCGAGCGACTCCGCGACCCAGCGGGTGTTGTAGACGGCCAAGTCCGGGCCGAGGGCGAGGGCGCGGGCTGTGACGTCGAAGTCGTTGTGTACCAGCAGCACGGACCGCGCGCCGGTCTCGTGGGACAGGGTGATCGCCCGCTCGGCGAAGTCGTGGTGCGTGATGACCGTCTTCGGCCGCACGGTGCGCAGCAGCGCCTGGGCATCGTGCGGGGCCAGGGCCCGGTATGGGACTTCGTCAACCTCCCAAGCAGTGGGCGCTTTGGGCATGGCGGAGCAGATGACCAGCACAGCGAGGCCAGCGCCCTGGAGCGCCCGCATCATCGTGTGGAGCATCGTCTCCGATCCGGCCCGCCGGTACGGCACGCCGAAGTGGACCCATGCGATCGCGTCAGCCTCCCGTACGGGCGGAGCGGGCGCGGGACGACGCTTCGGCCTGCCAGCTCCTGGACGGCCTCTTGCCAGGCTGCCGCAAGCCTCCGTGAACGCGCGCAGGTTGCCCGCGTGGTCCAGCGTCTCGGCCTGGGCCAGGGCCGCCGTCGACGCCGCCGCGTAGGCGACGGGATCGGACAGGCGACGAATCTCGGCGATCCAGCCGTCCACGTCCTCGCGCGGCACGTACGAGGCGGCTGCGCCGAATGCCTCCCGCATGCTGGGCAGCGGGGAGGCGATGACGGGGATCCCCGACACCATGGCCTCGAGTCCGGCCCGCCCGTAGGACTCGGTCGTCGACGGCATCAGCAGCAGCCGCGTGCGCTCGTACAGGGCGCGCGGGTCCATCCGGTCGACAGTCTCGACGTTGGGCAGCTCCACGGCGCTGGGATAGCCGTAGCTGCGCACGAGGAGGAACCGTTCCTCGGGCATGCGCGCGGCGACGGCCGCAAGGACATCGGCGCCTTTCTCGGGGGCCGTGCCGTTCATGCTGATGAGCCGGCCGGGCGTGGTGCGGTACCGCTCCGGGGCGATCGGAGGAGACAGCACGAGGGTCCGGCCCCGGTAGTCGCTGTAGTGATCGCGGCACGCGTTCGAGGGGAACCAGGCGAGCGCTGGCGTCCCGAGCCGCCGTCGCGCTGACATGCCGTGCACCATCAGCAGATGCGGCACCCCGCGCAGGTGCTGCATCATCTGCGGGGCCCGACGGTCGCCGTGATGCGAGACCGCCAGCTCGGGCCGAACCTTGAGGAAGGCGCGCCACCAGTCCCCTTGCGGCCATACCCGGATGCCGTCCTCCACCCGAACTGTGCCAGGCTCACGGCGCGTCAGGACAACGTCCACCGTGTGCCCCGCCGCCACCAGGCCAAGGGCGTACTCCCGGCTCGTGATGAAGGCCCCCGTCGGCGCCGTCCGCCCGTAGTACGGCAGGAGGAACAGGATGCGCACGCTGCTCCTACTCCTGGTTCTCTTCTGCTGGGGCGGGCACGACGATGATTCCGGCGGCCTCGTTGAACTCGGCCTCCGTGACTTCGCGGTAGCCGTCCGGGACGACCCCGAACACCTCCGCGTCACCGCTGAGCGAGATCCACCCGCCGGATTCGTTCACGAAGTAGCGCATGGCCAGGCTCCTACCGGGTGATGGCGATCAGGTCGGTGTCGGTGATCCACTGCTGGAACGTGACGCTGCCCGCAATGACGCGCACCGCCGGGTAGACGCGCACCGCGTAGCCGGTATGCGGGGGAAGCACGGCCGCCTGAGAGACACCGAAGCTGTACCTCTCGCGGCGTGCGGGGCCGTTGACGTAGACGCCGTGCAGTACCCGAACCCCGAGGGCGCCGCCGTTGATCTGCACGGCGTAGCCCAGCTCCCACTGGGCGTTCGCCGGCCAGGTGAGTTCAACGTGGCCGGTGAACCGGGTCGAGAAGCTGATGCCACGGCACGCGCTCAAGGTGTCGGCGGTGTACGTGCCCTCCGACCAGGCGTTCGTGTCGACGAGGACGAACCCGGAGGTGACGTTGACGGTGGGCGTGCCGAGCGGGTGGTTCTGCTGGAGAGTGACGGCCGCCGACGTGTGCTCGGGCGGAGTCCACAGCGCGCCCGTGTCCGGGTCGCAGTGCAGGGTGCTGTTCGCTGCCGGGTCGCAGGTCCAGTCCGTGGTCCACGCGCGGTCTGCCGCGATCGGGAATGCCGCGAGCGGCGCCCCGGCGGAGCCGTCGCCCTGGAGGCCACAGCCGATCTCCAGCGGCGCGTCGGGCGGAACAAACAGCCCGCCGTCCGTACCGAACGAGACCTGGTTGCCCGCGTCCGTCGACAGCCGCGCCTCGACCTCGCCGGTGCCCGCGTCGTACGCCGCGCCGTCGCCGGCCGTGATGCACGAGCGGACGTCGGCGCACTCGACGTAGAGCCCGTCCGGCCCCTCGTGGACCAGGTTGCTGCCACCGCCGGGCGGGCTGGGGTCGAGGATGACGTCCGTGCTGATGACGTACGGGTCACCGGCGCTGCCGGTGCCGCTGACGGTGTTGTCCGCTGTGGGGGTGTCGCCGGCCTGGACGGCGGTCGTTGCGCCACCGCCGCCGCTGATGACGTAGGGGGCACCGGACGAGCCGTTGCCCTCGACGGTGATGCCGGGGCCGGCGACGACGCGGCAGGTGCAGCGCGGTGCGCCGCAGCAGTTGGCCATGAGGAGGCTCCGTCTCGTGAAAGTGGAACTGTCAGGCGCCGCTGTCCGGGCCCATGTAGCCGGTCAGGCGGCGCGTGGTCGCCTCCGGGACGCCGAGCGCCCGCAGCGCCTCGTAGTCGGCCTGCTGGTTCGCCTCGGTCTCCTGGGTGAGCTGCTGGGTGTGGGCCTGCCGCTGCTCCTGGACGTCGGCGAGGGCGTCGGCGTACTCGGCTTCGGTGAGCGCCGTGGCCCCCTCGGGGAGCGGCGGCGCCTCCGCGTGGTCACCGGTCACCGTCCGGGACGCCAGGGCCCCGCCAGCAGTCCGGTAGTACAGGGATGCGTCTGCCATGGAACGGCGCTCCTTACAGGACGATCACGAAGGCGCGGAGGAAGCTCTGGACGCGGTTGTACGTCGCGCCTCCGCTGCCGCGGCCCATGCGGATGGACAGGGTGAAGTTCAGGCTTCCGCCTGCGGGGATGGTGCCGCCTGCGACGACCTTGGTGGCCTGCGCGTGGGTGTCGAGGATGGCCGTCGTGCCGCTGTTGCGCAGGTACCAGGTCTCGTCTGTGGCGATGCCGAGCGCGGCCCCTGCTCCTGCCGGGAGGTTGAAGTCGGCGTCGACCTCGCCCTCCATGAGGAGGAACGCGGGACGGCAAGCGTCCGGGTTGTTGACCGTCATGGTGTGCGTTGCGACCTCGGTGTCCTGCGCAGCAGGTACAGCCACGTCGGCGAAGTCGAGGACCTGCTGATCCTGTTGGTGGGTGATCTGGCCGCGCGGTTCGGAACGGAGCTGCCCGCTGCTGTCGCAGTACACCCCGCCCGCGTTGGCGTCCACGTCGCACGGGTACGGCCAGGTCCCCACCATCGCAGTCAGTGGCGCCCCAGCGCTGCCGTCGCCGGTCAGGCCGCACCCCGTCCCGGGCGGCGTCGCGCTCACCTCGTACGGATCGGCCGCCGATCCGGTGCCCGTGACGGTCACACCCGGGCCGGCCTCCACGACCGTGCCCTCAGCGGCGATCGTGCCGGTGGTCTCGTCGTAGGTGACGCCGTCCCCCGCCGTGAGGCAGGTGCGGACCTGCGCACACTCCAGGAACAGCCCGTCAGGGCCTTCCTGGATGAGGTTGCCGCCGCCACCGGGCGGGGCCGGGTCGAGAATGACTTCCGAGCTGACGATGTACGGGTCACCCGCCGCACCGGTACCGGTGACGGTGGTATCCACAGTGGTGGTGTCGCCGGCCTGAACGACGGTCGTGCCGCCCGAGCCGCTGTCACCGCTGATGACGTAGGGGGCCCCCGACGAGCCGTTGCCTTCAACGGTGATGCCGGGGCCGGCGATGACGCGGCAGGTGCAGCGTTCCGCGCCGCAGCAGTTAGCCATGAGGGGGCTCCGTCTCGTGGAGAGGTGGAGTCGCCCGGCCCACAACCAGCGGCGTCACGTCGAGTCTAGGCAGCGGCGCCCGCTACGGGGCGACGGCTTGCGCGTGCACGGTGACCCCGGCGGCCGGGGCCCCGGCCGCGAGGACCCCGATGCCGAGGAGGGTCACGCCCGCGGACGCGAGGACGTTGACCGTGGTCGACGTCGCCGAGTTCGCGGCGATCGAGTGCGAGCGGAACGCGCTCCCGCCCTGGAGTCCGATGGTCACGACCGGGGGTGCGGAGAACGCCCCGGCCGGCCAGTTGAAGACGACGTTCCCGGAGCCGTCGGTCACCCCGGTCGCACGCTCGACGCGCGGCGAGGGTGGCGTGTAGGTGCCGTGTGTGGGCATCGGCCGCGTTTACAGCTCGCGCGTCGACAGGACGATGAAATCGGAGCCCGCGACGCCGGTGAACACGAACGCATCCTGCAACTTCTCGCCGTTCTTCCCGCCCTGGTCGACGGACCACGTGCCCGAGCTGCCCGCCGGGAACGCGACGGCCGTCCCGCCGCCGATCGCCACGGTGGGCGATCCGGCGAAGACGAGCAGCGTGACGGAGCGCGCCCCGGCCGCGATGGTCACGTTCCCGGCGCCGGTCTGTCGCTGCGCCGTAGAGTCGATCTGTGGGTTCGGGGAGGCGCCGCACCGTACAACGGTGCCGGTCGGCGCGTACGCCGTGGTCCCGTCCAGCGTCGTGTCCGACACGGCGGGGGCGCCGGTACCGCTGGTGGTGTAGTGCCGCAGGAACGGCGTGCTGCTGCCGTCGGCCTGGACGTCGCACAGGATCTCGTACTCGGCATCGGCCGCCGCTGCCGCCGAGACGCTGCCGCTGGTACCGGACATGGGGGACCTCCAAAGGGAAGGGTCAGGCGACTCGGTGGAATCGAAGGGTGGTGCGGGCGTTGACGTCGGAACCCAGACCGGCCAAATCCGTGCTGCCGACGGCGTTGATGTCCTGCCGGACGGCTTGGAGGCGGATCGTCCGCGCGGAGGTGACCGCATACTCGACGCTGATCGCAGTGGACCCGTTCCACGCCAGCCCAGTGGCCGCCGTCCCGCCGTACTCGGAGATCTGAACAACGATGGCTTCACTGTTGGGGACGACCGTCCCCGACGTGACATCGAACAGGCGGGCACCGACGAAGGCGTTCTCCCCCGCCGTCATACGGCCCACGTTTCCGCGAACGACGGCGTCGAGGTGGTACGTCCCGGCCGTCGGAAGCACGAGCGAAAGCGCGGTGTCGACGAACACCCCTGAAGCGGCACTCATGAGGTTCATGGGCGCGGGGAGGACGGCGAACCCGCTGCTGCGGATCTCCACGCTGGCGGCGGTTCCGGTCATGCCGGGGTGTCTCCCTCCGGGCCGACCCAGTGGGCCGTGATGTACGTGCGGCCGTCCGGATTGCTGACGACGGCGGCCGTCCCGTCCGTGCCAGGGCGCCAGGCGGCGAGTTGCACTGTGTCCCCGGCGGCGAACGTGTGCATGAACTGGCGTGAGCCGCACGCCTGCACGTTGCCGCCCTGGTCGCCCGCCGCTTGGCTGAGGTAGACCACCATCGCCTCGGTGCCGGGGACAAGAGCACCGTTCTTGTACATGCCGCCCGTGACGCCTGTCCCCGTAGCCGCTGCCGATCCGGGAAGGGCTGCGACGCCACGCATCTGGTAGTTGACCTCCCACACCCCGGCGCGCGGGATGGTCAGCGTGGGCACCTCAGGGAGAACCTCCCACGTCCGCACTGGCGCAGTGATCGTGTGGAGGAAGTCGAGCGTGCCTGTCTGTGCCCACGCTCCGTCAACTCGGTTGAGGCTGGCGGCCGTGCCGGTCATCAGTCGCTCACCTTCTGCCAGAGGATGCCCTGCTGGTTGGTGGTGCTGCTCAGGTAGTGCTGGAGGTTGGCGTTAGCCTGCGTCCCCCCGTCGGCAGTGGCCCGCAGTCCCCGGATCTCATACGTCGTGGGAGCTGCGATCGTGACGTACCCCTCACATACCGCGTTGCCTCCGATCGACTTGAGGCCAGTGTCCGGGTTGACCGTGCCGGGCTCGTCGTGGAGAAGGACCTTCCTCGGACTGCCGGGCACGAACGCATTCGTTGCGGTGTTGACCCACAGGGCGTTGATCGACGCGATGTGCCGGCCGTTGAAGTTCCACGTGGCGAGCCCGAACACGTGGGCGGTGAGCCGGTAGACGCCCGGCTCGGGCAACACCACCTGACTGTTCGGCAGGGGCACTTGCTGGCCCAGAGCCGACGTCCGCAGGTCCGCGGTGCCAGCGTTGAGAGTCCCGAATACCGGGGTGAGTCGCGCGCCGACCGTCCAGGTCTCCGGGCATGCCCCGGCGGCCGGGGGCGTCACGTCCACGTCGACGGACCGCTCGGTGCCGACCGCCGTGCCGGGGGCGATGCCCGTGACCTCCGTACCCGGCACGAGGAGGCCGCGCGCCGTCTGCGTCAGGGCGTTGCACGCCGCCGGGTCCAGCTTCGGGTCGATGCGGTACGTACGCCCGCACGCTCCGGCCATCAGTCGCTCACTTTCCGGTAGCGGAAGTTATGGGCCCACACGACCTTCTGAAAGGTGGTTCCAACGTCGGTACGCCAGGACCCGTCAACGCGGATCGTTGCCGGGCTGGTCACCTGATACAGCGCTGCCGCCGAGGCGTTGGCCTGGATGCCGGTGGTGCCCGTGGCGGTCTGATCGGTGAACAGGATGATTCGCCGTGCAGTCAGCGGGACCTGGGCGCCGGCGGTGACGTCGAAGACTCGGGCGTCGATGATCGCGTTGCCGACACCGGCCGCCCACCCGATGGACCCCTGCACGTCCGCGACCACCTCATATACGCCCGCCTCCGGCAGCACCAACTGCGCGCCGGTGACGGGAACCCACGTGTTGGCGGCAGCCGCATCAAGGGACACAGCCCCCGAGGTCTGCCCAGAGACGGGCGTGAGCCGAGCACCGACCTGCCACGTCTCGGGGCACGCCCCAGCAGCCGGCGGCGTGACGTCGATGTCGACCGAGCGCTGCGCCGACACCGCGCCGCCAGGGGCGATGCCCTGGAGGGCCATGTGCGGGACGAGGAGCCCGCCCGCCGTCTGGGTAAGGGCGTTGCACGGCGCAGGGTCCACGGGCGCGTCGACGCGGTACGTACGCCCGCAGCAGCTACCGGCCATCAGTCGCTCACCTTCACGAACCCGAGGCGTGGCCCTCCGAGGATCGCCTGTGTGGAGTCGTTGAAGCCGACGTGCTGCCGCAGCCCTTCCACGCGGATCGTCGTCGGCCCGGTGACGGTGAGGAAGGTGCTGACGCTGCCCGCGTTCTGCAGGGACATCACCGTGCCACCGCCGGGATCGTTGATGTTGCCGAACTGGATCCGCCGGTTGGAGCCGGGCACGAGTGCCCCCGCGGTGACGTTGAACAGACGAGCGTTGATCGCCACCGCCCACGGCGTGGTCGCGTTGATGTGCGAGTAGAAGTCGGCTGACAGGGCGTACGTCCCAGCCTCGGGCAGCACAACTTGGGCACTGGTCGCCACCCATGTCCCGGAGGCCACGGCTTGCAAGTTCGCATCCGCCCCGAACACTTCACCGCTGACGGGGGTGAGGCGCGCCCCGACCGTCCAGGTCTCCGGGCAGGCACCGGCGGCCGGTGCCTGGACGTCGACGTCGACCGAGCGGGTCGCCGAGACCGCGCCGCCGGGGGCGATCCCGGCGACCTCGGCGTGTGGCACGAGGAGCCCGGCCGCCGCCTGCGTGAGCGCATTGCACGGCGCCGGGTCCAGGCGCGGGAAGACTCGGATTGACCCGCAGCAGCTCCCCGCCATCAGTCACCTTCCGAGGCAGTGGGGAGCGGCGAGGCGAAGACGTCCGGCAGGCTCGCGAGATAGGCGGCCTCGTCGACCTCCTCGTAGCCGAGATCGAAGTAGGGCGCGGCATCGCGCAAGTTGTAGACGACCTGGACGCCCTCGTCTTCCTTGGTGAAGTACCGGGGATTACGGGGCTCGGGCTCCAGGGCCTCGGTGGACTCGTTGCTCATGGCTGCCTCACTTCCAGGTCCAGTTGAGGAGGTAGCTCGCCCCGGCGGCTGCCCCGGCGAAGGATGCGGCGGCGAGCGCGGTGTCACTGTCCTGCGCGACGGACCACGTCATCGTGACGCCGGCCGGGATCGGCACCGCCGCGCCGTCCGACATGGTGACGTTGACCGTGCCCGCGAGGACGGTCAGGCTGACGCTCTGGACACCGGCGAAGCTGCCCGCGAGGTTCTGTGGTGCGGTGCCGGTCACGGCCCGTACGCCGGTGCTCAGCGGCCCAGGCAGCGCCTCCGCGGCGGTGCACTCGACCGGCGCGACCGGCGTATACGGCTGGGTGAGGTCGCCGTCGAGGAACGCGCCCAGGAGTTCGGGGTCGGCCCCGCCGCAGGGGTCGACGGCCCACAGCTCGGTGTACTGGACGTCTCCGAGGCCGTCGCCGTCGGTGTCGTCGCAGCCGCACCGCTCCACCACCTGCTTGGCGCACGAGGTGCTGTTTCCTGCCTCTCCGCCGCATGGCGCCAGATGCCAGCCGTCCGGGACGACGTCCTGGCGCTGCCCGTCCTCGTCCAGGTAGTAGACCGAGTCATCGCAGCAGACCATCCGCGTCCACGAGCGGGTCTCGGGGATGACCTCATAGGTGACCTTCAGGTGGACCATCAGGCCGGCGCCGCCGCCGACGGTCTCCTCCACGTCGAGGTAGAGGAAGTTCCGGCCCGCCTGCGCGCCCGGGACGGTGGCGGGGCCGAACGTGTACGTCGTCCCGTTGTGCGTGGCCGTCGCCGGCAGGGCCTGCCAGGCACCGTTGTTCAGCCGGAACGCGCGGCCGATCTGGTCGGCGTTGAACACCGTGGCCTGGACCTGGATGGTGGCCGGGTCGGCGTTGTCCGGCAGGTCGAAGTAGGCGCGCGGGTACCAGTGCTGAGCGGTGAGGGTCGGGCCCTCGTTGGGCAGCGCGGGGCTGGACTGCTGGATGCCGCCGGTCGGGTGCGGGCTCACCCACCAGGCCGGGCGCGCGGTGTCGGAGTCGGTGACCGACCAGGCCGCCGAGTACTGGTACTCGTACATGTCGTACCAGGGCGGGTTGGCCACGCTGAGGTCCGGAGTCCACTTCCATACCGGGTCCACAGAGCTGTTGTTGAGGTGACCCTCATTCGAGATGAACTCGACTTCTTGGGTGGGGTCCTGCTGGATGCAGACCTGGACCGGCTGGCAGCAGGACTCCGGCTCAGGCGGCTTGGGCGGCTCGCACACCCCGGCTGTCCCGGCCACGGTGTAGAGGGTGGTGCCGTCGAGGAGGGTGTCCGTGACGGTGGGGGTTCCGTCGCAGGAGCGGCAGATGTGCCGCAGGAACGGGCCTCCGGGCACCACCGACACAGCGCCGGCCCAGTAGGTGAAGAACACGCCGCACGCCGCCACGCGGCTATTGGGTGCCGGTGCGGTGGTGAACGAGGTGACCGCGCTGGCGGTGCGGAACCGGGCACTACTCGCGATCAGCGGGTTCGTCACGTACGAGCACGGGTCGGGCGGCACGCCGTCCGCGGTGCGGGTCAGAACTCCGGTGGTCTCGTTGTAGGAGTAGCCGTCTGGCAGGTAGACGGCCTCCAGGCCGGCCGGGAGCTGAGCCCAACTGATCGACGGGTTGGCCGTGTAGTAGCGGACGTACACCGAGAACTCGACGATCGAGGGCCGAGAGAACGTCCACTTCGTTGGCGCGGTGACGGAGTGAGGGAAGCTGTGCAGTCCCCACCAGGAGCCGTCAGCGTTGCTGAGGTTGGCCGCCATCGCCGTGGTGTTCGTGGCGCCGGTGGACGTCCAGCCGACGCCGTTGGACAGGGTGCCGGATGAGGCGGTCCCGGTGATCGTGACCGGCGCGGCCGTGGGCATGTCGCACAGCACCAGCGTCTCGCAGTCGCGGCAGCCCGGGCACACGCCCACGGTGGCCCCGGCCGGGACGGTCACCGGGTTTCCGGTGGCCGGGTCCACCAGGCGCGAGCCGACCACCGCGCCGGCCGAGTCGTACAGCACCTCTCGCCGTACCTGCTGGAGGACCGCCCCGGTGGCGCTCAGGACGCACAGGGGGATGGTCTCGACGTCGACCGGCACGTCTGGTGCGCACTGCTGCACGGTGCCGGTCGGCGTGTAGGCGGTGCCGTCGAGGGCGTAGTCGCTGTGGGCGACGATGGCGCCGGTCTCGTCCCTGCGGTAGTCCCGCACCAGGGGCACGCTGGTGCCGTCCGCCTGGACGTCACACAGGATCAGCGCGTCCTGCTCAGGCTGCTCGACTCCGGCCGGGCAGGTGGTGACGGTACCGGTCGGGGTGTAGGTGGTGCCGGTGACGGCGTCGACCAGGCGCACGGAGGCGATCGCCCCGGTGTCGTCGTAGTGGTACTCGACCAGCACCAGCCCGACGACGTCCCCGGCCGTGTCGATGTCGCAGAACGTACCGGCGAGGCTGATGGACCGGGATTCTCCGCACGCCACCGTCCCGGTCGGGACGGCGCCGGCCGTCCACGCCCCTGTGACGAGGTTCAGCCACCCCTCGGACGTGACCGTGCCGGTGCAGTCCCGGACGATCGTCACGGCGATCGGTGTGCCGTCCGCGAGGCACAGGCCGACGCTCGTCGTCGGGGTCGTCGGGGAGGCACAGCCAGGGTCGGCGGGGCACGGCACCAGGACGGGGGCGGTGACGTCCTGGCCGGTCTCGACGTCCACGTACGTGATGGCCGAGTCGTCGCATCCGGCGCAGCGCACCGCGGCGGCCTGCCGGACGGTGCCGGTGCCGTCGTCGTAGCAGACGTGGCCGAGGACCAGCGGCGGCGGGTCGTCCGGGCTGCTGGTGCCGCACGCGCCCACGGTGCCGGTCACCGTGTACTCGGTGGTGCCGTCGAGGTCGGTGTCCGTGATCGTCGGGGTGCCGTCGCAGTCCCGGCAGATGTGCCGCATGAACGGGAGGGCCTGACCCGTGCAGCCGGTGACCGGCACCGGGCCCACGGTGACCGCGCCGTCCGTCACGGTCCACGTCTTGGGGTTCGTGTCCGTGCCGTCCGCCCCGGTTTCGAGGTCGAACTCCACCGTCACGGTCCCGGCGAGGAGGGACGCGACGGGAACGGTGTTCGTGATCGTGGCCGTCCTGGTCGACCCGGCCGGGAAGAACGCCCCCGAGCCCTGCCCGAAGTTGTCGACGCCCGGCAGCAGGGTCACGCCGTCCCACATGGACAGGCGGCCATACCAGTCCCACGCCCCACCCGTGCCGTCGTTGCGATAGGTGACGGTCGCGGTGAGGTCGACGGTGCCCGCCGGGTCCAGGTCGCCGCAGGCGGCGTCCCCGAGGCCGAGGATCACGCCGTAGTGGGTGTGCGCGCCGTCGTCGGCGCCGCCCGGTGCTGCGCCCGGGACGCTGACGGTCTGCCCCGACCAGATCGCCTCTGCGTCCGCGTCGCTGCCGTTCCTCGGCTGGCCGCTGATCTGCTGCCCGGCCGGGACCTGGAAGCCGGTGGCGGTGACCGGCGCGGTCGAGGTGGGAACAGTCGCGGTGTCGCACAGGATGACCGTCTGGCAGTCGGGGCAGTCGCTCGACGCCCCGCAGGGCTGGAGCGTGCCCTGCACCGTGTACGGGGCGCCGGTGACTGGATCGACGGTGCGGGTGCCTACGCGGTCGCCGCTGCTCGTGTCGTAGACCGGCTCGACGAGGACGGTGGCCGCGGCCGTGCCGTCCGGGAGGACGTCGCACAGTAGGACCGCCTCGACGTCGACTCGGGGCGTGGCGGTGGCGCCGCTGACGATGACGGGCCCCTGCCCGCAGCATCCACTCACAGGGTGACTCCGATCGTGTACGAGACGGTGACGGTGCCGCTGTCGGCGGCGATGGTGAGGGGGCCGGTGAGGAGGGCGTCCGCGTCACGGGCGACGCTCCAGGTGGCCGCCTCGCCGGTGTGCAGGGTGCTCGTTCCGTCGGCGGTGGTGACGGTGCCGGTGCCGCCGTGCGCGACCGCGGTGACGGACTGAAGCGTCGGCCAGGCCGCCGCACTCCAGGACTGGCCGGCCGCGAGCTCGCGGCGTCGGGCCTGGACGCCGAACGCGGGCTCTGCGCCCTCCTCGTCGTCGAGGGTGTCGCAGTCGATCGGCGCGACTGGGGTGTAGGGGCCGGTGAGACCGTCGGTGTAGGTGCCGAGGCTGGTGAGGTTGCCGTCGCAATCGACGGCCAGTAGCTCGACGTAACCCACGTCTGGCAGGCCGTCCGCGTCGGTGTCATCGCAGCGGCACGCCTCGATTACGTTCTGCACGTCGCACGGCGTGACCGTCCCGGCCGTCGCACCGTCCGCGGTGCACGCGCCCGCCTCGCCTTGCACGGTGTACGGGGTGACTCCGTCGAGGCCGAGGTCCTCGGTTGAGGTGAGGCCGCCGTCGCAGTCGAAGGTGAAGCGCCGCAGGAACGGTGTGCGCGTGAGGGTGAGCGCTGCCGTCCGCACCTCCTGTGGCATGAGGAACAGGTCACGGTCGTTGACCGGGCCGCCAGTCGTCTGGTCGGTGAAGCGGATCCGGACCGTTCCCGTGGCCGGGGCGATGAACTTCACCGGCGGCAGGTCCTCGGTCAACATGCCGCCCGGGAACACATTCGACCCGTTGGAGACGTTGCGAGTCCTGTTGGCGAGCACCGTGGTGCCGTCCAGGATCTCCAGGAGATAGATCGCGTTGTTGGTGGCCGGGGTGGGATTTCCGGCGCCGACCCACGCGGACGCGAACCGGAACTCGTACAGCACGGTCGGGAGGAGTCCGCTGACGGTCAGTTCCGCTACGCCGTTGGCGGGCTGGTTGGCCTGTGCGAACCACAGGGTTGTGCCGTTGTTGGCGGCCACCACGTTCCCGGTCAGGGCGAAGTCGCGCGCCGGGGTCGGGATCGGGGCCTGCGGGTCATACGTCAGGTCGCAGAGCTGGGCGACCTCTGTGTCCCCGCACGGCTCGACGACCGTGCCGCCGCCACTGGCCGGGGTGCACTGTCCCGGCTCCCCGGTGACGGTGTACGGGTCGCCGTCGAGGGTGGTGTCCGTCACGGAGACGACCGCGCCGGTCTCACAGTCGAGGGTGATGCTGCGGAGGAACTGCGCGGCGCATCCGGTCTGGTCGTAGGCCACGGTTGCGGCGAAGTCGTCGAGCTGCCACCCGGTGCGGCGCGGCGGCGGGCAGGTGGCGCCGCTGTCGTCGTAGGCGTCGAAGGCGAGCGCGACGGCGATGTTCCCGGCGGCGAGGTCGCCGGCCGGGACGTCGGCCTCGACGGTGAGCGTCCCCGTCCACCCGGCGGGGGTGTCGGGCGGGGCGAGCGCGAGAGCTACCCGGTTCGCTTCCCCGGTGCCGTTGTAGAGGCCGAGGAATCCAGTGGCGCGGCAGCCGTCATCGGGGCCGAGCTGGGTGACGTCGACCTGCACCGTGACGTGTGCGGTGCCGGTGTCGCAGACCGGCCGCGGGGCCTGGAGGATCGCCGCGGCGGTCCGTACGGTGCCCCCGGTGCCCGGCTGCGGGCCTGCCGCGTCGGGGAGGGTCAGCGTGCCGCCGTCCCAGAGGGCTTGCGCGCCGGCCGCAGGGACGCCCGTGGTGTACGGGTAGTAGGGCGCCCCGGGGGTGTCGGTGACGGTCGGGGTCGGCGTGCCGTCTGTCGGCAGGTCGCACAGCAGGACCGTGCTCGTGTTCCGGCACGGCTCTGCCTCGGGCGCGCACTGGCCGACGGTGCCGGTGATGACGTACGGCGTGGTCCCGTCGAGCCTGGTGTCCCGGGAGTTGGTGACCTGCCCGGCGCAGTCGTAGACGAGGTGCCGCAGGAAGGCGGTCACGGTGCCGTCGAGGGCCGTGTCGCACAGCGTCAGTGTCTCCGTCTGCCCGCACGGATCCGTGTCCGGGGAGCAGGTACCGACGGTACCGGCGACGGTGTACGAGGTGCCGTCGAGACCGTAGTCCGTGTGGCCGTTGATCTGGCCGGTGCTGACGTCGCGCCGGTAGTCCCGCAGGAACGGGACCGATGTACCGTCGGCCTGGACGTCGCACAGGACGGTCAAGTCCTGGTCGGCGGCGGGCTGCCCTGCGCCGGCCGGACACACCGTCAGCTCGCCCTGCAGCGTGTACGTGCTGCCGTCGGCCGGGTTGATCAGGCGCACAGACGCGAGGGAGCCGTCCGGGTTGTACTCGTACTCGACGAGGACGACGCCGAGGACGTCACCGGTGCCGGGGTCGACGTCGCACAGCAGGCCGGCCAGCTCGAAAGCCCGGCTGTCCCCGCATGCCTGCGCACCGGCCGGTGGCGCGCCCGCACTGTAGGTGCCGGTGGTGAGGTTGAGCCATCCGTCCTGTGTGACGGTGTCGGTCGCGCAGTCCCGGGTGACGACGACGGCGATCGGTGTGCCGTCGGCGAGACACAGGCCGAGCGTCGCGGCCGGGGTGGTCTGCTCGGCGCACGGGGTGGCGCCGCTACCAGCGTCGCCCGCGCAGGCCCCGACGGTGCCGGTGACGACGTGCGGAGTCTGTCCGTCGAGCGCGACGTCCTCGTACGTCGCTGTCCCGCTGAGGAAGACGTACCGGCGCAGGAACGGGCCGCTGGCGTCGCACAGCATCACCGTCTCGTGGTCGGGGCAGCCGTAGGTGCAGTCGACGGGCGAGATCGGCACGTAGGGCACCGACGGGTCGTCCTGGTAGGTGAGGACGAGTTCGGCGCTGCCGTCGGCGCGGATGCACCACAGCTCGCTGTAGGTGGCGTCGGCCGCGCCGTCGCCGTCGGTGTCGTCGCACAGGGCGCGACACACGGTGTCGACGCATCCGGCCTCGCACGGCCCGGCGTCGGTGGGGAGCGCGCCGGGAGTGAAGGTGCCGGCGACGTCGAGCCAGCCGACGACTTCGGGGTCCTCGGGGGCCTCGCCGCACTCGACACATCCGGAGCGGACGACGGCAAGGATCGTCGTGCCGTCGGCGCGGCACAGCGGTGCCGAGGCGACCGAGGGCGCGCAGCAGGTGGTGACCTCGATCGGTGTTGATCCGCCCTCGGGCGCGCAAGGTACGGGCTCGACCGGCACTTACGCCTCCGGGTGTGCCTGGCGGCGGTGGGTGTCCCGGCCGCGCTCGGTCTTGAAAGGGCGGTCGCAGACGTCGCAGGTGAAGCCGTCACTCTCGCCGTCGGTGTCGGCGTCTCGGTCGCTCGAGTCGCTGTCGTCGTCGCCGGGTGCGTCGTTGAGCGGGGCGTAGTCCGGCTCGGGCAGCGGCTTGGCGTCCGGCGGGTACGCCTCGTCCGGGATGGGCGGCAGCGCCTGGCCGGGGATCCCCTCCCTCTCCGGCTGGAACACGCCGAGGAGATCGGGCCCGTCGGCCGGCTCGGTCTGCTCCTGGTCCTCGTCGGGGCTGACGTAGCGGTGGCCGTCCACCGTGGCGCCGATCAGCAGCCGCTCGGGCACTTCGGTGAACAGGCGGGCGGGCACGGCGAAGTCGGTGGTGGAGACGGTGCGGATCTTCGGTTCCTGGGCGACCGCCCACTCGGCGAAGTCGCGGCGCAGGCTGGGGGCGGGCCGGACGTGGATCAGCTCGGGGGGCATGGCGGTCCTCACGGGCAGGTCGTGACCTGTACCGCGCACACGGTGCAGGTCGTCGCGGGAACGTAGGTGCGCTCGGCCAAGACCCGCCGGTCGTTGACGCGGCGGTCGATGGAGGCGCCTGCGCGGTCGGGGATGACGTCGATGGGGCCTCGGCGGACGACGACCGGCCCGGAGATGTAGAGCCAGGCGGTGCCGGGCTCGGCGGGGGTGCCGTCGGGCCCGGTGTTCGCGGCGCTGTACCCGGAGCCGACGATCACGCAGTTCCCGGCGAGGGTGGACAGCCGGTTGCCGTCGACGTAGGCGATGTTGCAGCAGCCAAGGAGGGCGGCGGCGCCGGTCGGCACGTGAAGGGTGCCGACGCCGCCGTAGGACTCGGCAAGGCAGCCTTCCAGCGCGGCGACGCCCTGCGCGAGCGACACCGGCCCTTCGCCCGGGGTCAGGTCGATGGCGCGAGGAGCGAGGGTGTACCGCCAGAACGCGCTCTCGACGGCCTGCTGCTCCCCCAGTTCCAGGGAGGCCCGGACGTGTTCGATGGCCTCCTGGTACGACCAGCCGATCGTGGAGCAGCGCACCCCGGCGTAGATGGTGACCGGGTCGGCCTCTTCGTGGGCCGGGTCGCAGAACTCCTTCTGGCCCGGCGGGGATCCTGGGGACTCTTCGCCAGGGGACTCGTCGGAGCACCAGTCGGTGTCACGGACTGGACAGCAGCCGAGCGCCATCCACTCCACGCCCAGCAACTCGTGCACGTCGTCGACATCGATGACGTCGGTACAGCCGCCGAGGATGCCGTAGGGCAACGGGCGGCCGGGGATGGCCTCGACTCGGCGTCGCATGCCAGCGGGTGGCACCTTGCCCACCTCCTCATAGTGATCGCGCCGAGCCCGCCGGGGCGGGTCTCGGCGCTGGGTGCGGAAGGTGGGGTCAGGCGATCGGGCAGGTGAGGCCGAGCTGCTCGCCGGTGCGGCCGTCGGGGCAGACCGGCACGGTGACGATGCGGGACTCCGGGCCACGGTCGATGAGGGCCACGCACTCTTCGCTGAAGGCCGCGGTGTAGTCGTTGGTCTGGAACTTCGTCGAGTCGTGGATCACGCCGAGCGAGATCTCGCCGCCGCGTCCGATCTGGAAGGCGCCCGCCGGGTGGATCAAGAACGGGATGGAGTCGGGCCAGTCCACGGCCGGGGTCGGGCCGCCGATCTGCGCGGGGACGTTCGGGGCGAGGCCGCGCGCCCACTGGACGCGCACGCCGAGCGTGGCGAAGGCGTTGATGATGCACGCCGGGTCGATCTCGTCGCAGCCGACGCCGTTACGGCGGGCGATGTCCGCGAGGAACATCGACCGGGCCCACCACGGGAACACGACCTCGATGTTGATCGAGTCGCACAGGCTGTGCCGCTCAACCATGTCGGCGGCCTGCAGAGCGACCGCCGCGAAGATCGCGGAGAACGCGCCGAAGGTCGCGGCGATGGTGACCGGGGTGGACGCGGCCACCGCCTGCTCGAACAGGACCTGACGGACGCGCAGTTCGTGCGCGACCATCGTGTTCCTCTGGTACCACGCCACCAATTCCGGAAAATGACGCTGCGTCAGGATTCCGGCCTGGAGGCACACGCCGACCGCGTCACAGCGGACCTCTTCCGGCTCCGGGCAGGGAATGACGAAGCATGGCTTGACCGCGCCGCTGATGTCGTCCGCCTCGGTGTGGACGAACGTCATCGAGCCGACGTCCAGCGACGGGATCTTGAAGAACCGCAGGCCACCGCGAGCGAGCTGCACCTCGGGCGCGTCCCACAGCATCTCCGGACAGGCGATGTCCGTCAGCGTGTAGACGGTCTCCGACGGAGCGCACCAACCGCCGCTCGCGACGATGTTGCCCTGCGGCAGGCGGGACTGGTCGGCGGCGAGGATGACCGCGCGGGTGCCCTCCGTGCCCGAGCTGGAGTCGTTGACGATGAGGTTGTTGTCGAACGGCAGTCGGTAGCTCGCGCACAGGCCGACGCCACCACCCGCCGTCTTCAACGCGTTGGCGCGGCGGATGATGCCCTCGGTCACGCCCTCCATGTCGAGGGGCTGGCCCGGCTGGTAGCCCGGGACGTCGACCGAGGCGGTGATCTCCGGGCGCGGGTTCGGGTCCGGGGGCAGCACGCGCGGCTGATGGACGCGGACGCGGGACAGGTCGAGGGCGCGCTGCTTGACGACCGCGGAGGCACTGACGGGCTTGGCGGGCTCGGGCTCGACGACCGGCTCCGGTTCGGCCGGCTCCTCGGGCTCGTCGGAGGCGGTGACCTCCTCGCCATCGTCGCCGCGCACCGAGGCGGCGAGCTGCTCGATCTCGGCGGCTGCCTTCTCGGCGGCCTCCATGCGGTCGGCCTTCTCGGCGCGGATGTCATTGACCGCGGTGGCCAGCTCGCGGAGCTTGGCCAGATCGTCGGTGGTGACGGTGCTGCTGCCCGCCTTCGCGTCGAAGGCCCGCACAGCGCCTTCGAGAAGGTCGTCCAGCTCTTCGTCGTTGAGGGCAGTGATGTCCTCGGGAAGGGAGAACTCTTCCATGGGGCCGGGCTCCAAATGATCGATCTTGGAGTGACCCGGCCCAAAACCAGCGGTCGATTTGTGCCGATATTAGCTTGCCGCTCTGGTGAGCGGTCCGATCGCATGGCGGGCGGTGTACCCGGCCCGCTGCGGGGCCAGGTACCGCGCTGCCCCTACTTCTTCGGCTCGTGCTCGCGAACGACGCTGCCGGGGTACCGCTTGGCGACGTTGTCGGCGACGGTCTTGTGCCCCGAGGAGAACACGATCTTCTCCTTCGGCTTCTGCGTCTTCGGGTCCGTGACGGTGGTGACGACCTCGAACTTCTTCTTGTTCTGGCAGGCGCACGGCATATCAGTGGGCTCCGTTCGGTGCGGCGCTCGCGGTGATCTCCTCGGGCGTGAGCGCGAGGGAGGCTTGCAGGGACGCGACCTCGGCCCGGCGTGCGGCCTCCCGCTCGGCTACCCGGTCCAGGAACCGGTCTACGAGCGCGTCGCTGAGGAGGATCTCCTCCGCTGCTGCGACAGCGGCGTCCGGACGCCGTCCGGACGCATCGTCCGGACGCGGTCCGGGCAGGTCAGGACCGGTGTCCGTCGAGCTCACGGACGACGTCCGGACGGCGTCCGGATCCTGTCCGGACACGACGTCCAGGACCGGCATCGGGCCGGCGGCCGAGGCGGCCAGCGCGAGGTTGGACCGCTCGATCACCGCGGCGACGAGCGGTGAGGAGTGGCCAGGCACGGGCACGTCCAGCACGGCCCGCAGCTCCCAGCCGCCGCCCTGGCGGGGGCGGAGGTGGTAGCTGGGCTGGCACGCCCGGAAGACGGCCTTGTCCCAGTCCGACAGCCACGGCGCACCCGCGCCCGAGAACCAGAGCCCGCCGTCATTCATGCCGACGGTGACGATCGCTCCCACCGTGCCGCTGTTGTCGAACTGGCAGGCCGCGTTCTCACACTGGGCACCGTCGCGGTTGTGGCCTGTGTTCATCGTCATGGCGCCGACGCGGATCTCGCTGCCGTCGTCGAGTCGGAACTTGGCCCGAAGGAAGTGACTGAAGTCCAGGCCCTCGCGGGCGAGCTTGTCGATGGTCAGCTTCTTGCCGGGGTAGCCGGCGTGCGGCACACCGGCCTGGGCGACCCAGCCGAAGACCCGGCCGTCCTTGTAGTGGACGCCACCCGATCCGGGCGGCAGCTCCTCCGCTGTCGGCTCCTTGAACCACTGGGCCGGCATCGGCGGCATGTCCTGCATGGCCTGCCACGCCGACGCCTCCAGGTCGGCCAGCATCGCCGCCTCGATCTCCTCCTCGTCCTGCCAGGGCGGAGTAATCGAGTCGTCGTCAAAGGCCTCGGCGAGCCGCTCGTACAGCTTGGTGACGCGGGAGCGCAGGTCGTCCATCTCGTCTGCGGGGACGTCGACGCCGCCCATGCCGCCCTGGAGGACGGAGGCGATCGTGTAGACAGCGTTCGCCACGATCTCCAGGCGCGGGGTGCCGTCGTTGTCGAAGACGTCGGCGAAACCGAGCTTGTACGCGGCGAGGGTGGTCGGGTCGGCGTCCGGGTCGCGCCACAGGAACGCCGAACCGAGCTTGTCGGCATCGACGTTGCCCTCGTCGTCGGTGGCCCAGGCCAGGACGCGGGAGCTGGCCTTGTCGCCGTCCCATTCGGCGTCTGGCTGGTCGTGCACCGGCAGGTCGAGCTTCCCGGACATCGCCGCGGTGACGTCGCCGTCGTGGCCTTCGGGCATGGTGGAAGGTCCGCAGAACAGGCCGGGCGCCAGGCGGATGATCCTGCCTTCCTTGGCAGCCGCGTTGAGGTGACCGCGGGCGGTGCTCATGGCGATACCGATCGCGGTGGAGACATCTCGAGCGCCTACGGCGGCCGGGGAGGTGCACACGTAGGTGATGACCCGCTCGCGGGTCTCCCCCGCCGCAGTGATGCTCGGCTGGACGGCGGCCGCGGTCTCGTCGGTCGGGTCGAGGACGATCTTCGCGTCCTTGAACGCTGGCATCGCGACCAAGGTGGCGCCGCGCAGCCGGGCGCGGGTGATGCGCAGCAAGAACTCGCCGGACTTGGACTCATGGACGACGAGGCCGGTCTCAGGGTCGTCGGCGTCGCCGGCTGCCGCGGTGAGGACGCCGGTCCCGCCGAACGCCTTCGTGAGGGCGGAGGCGTTGACGGTGCCGCCCGGACCGGTGATGAGCTGAAGGTCGTAGCGGGACCAGGCCAGGGAGGTGCCTGCGGCGGTCACCTGCGGGTTGGTCGACGCGGTCAGCATCACCGCGCCGTCTTCCATCCGCATGAGGCTGGCGTGCGGCAGGTGCGCCGAGGCGAACAGCCACTCGGCGTCTTCCGGGGACAGGGTCTTGTCGACGAACTCCAGGTCGACGTCGTCCAGGTCGACGCTGATGCCGAGTACCGGGTCGTCCTCGTCGAGGAGCTGCTCGGCGTCCAGTCCGGCCGGCTGGTTGCGGTAGAGCACGCCGGAGGCGGTGATGCGGGTTCCTTCCCGCTTCACCTTCCTGATGGCGCCGGCGAGGCGGGCGCCCTGGTGGCCCATCAGCAGTTCGTCGGCGTACTGCAGCGGCATGGGCTGGCGGTCCCACTTGAGGGCGCCCTTCTTGAAGGTCCGGCCGTCGCCGGTCTCCTCGTCCTCGTAGGCGATCGCCCACGGGTCGGGCGTCGACCAGCCCCGGACCGTCAGCGGGATGAAGTCCTGGGCTACGTCGGCGGCTGCTTCAACGTCTTCGGTGGGCATGGGCTCCTCCTGCTGCGGGCCGAGGGGGATATCGGTGTGGTCGCCAGCGAAGGCGAGGCGGACTCGGTCGAAGGTGATAGGCCCGAGGCGGTCGACGAGGGCGGGCAGGAGGCCGTGGTCGTCGCTGTACTGGGCGCATACGTGCGGCGCCCACGGGGAGTGCTGCACGGGCAGTTCGGGGCGCTCGTGGGTGTCCTCCAACGCCGTGGTGACCAGCAGGCGGACGTCTTCCAGGGCCGGGGCGCCGTCGGGGCGGTCGCGGTCGTCGCCGACGGCCCACACCCATGACGGGCTGTCGCTGTGGGGGTTCCAGTGGTTCACGCCGAACGCGTTGGCTGTGAGAGAGCCGGGCAGGTCGGCGACGGCGGCACGGACGTTGCCGATCAGCTCGTTGCGCTGGTCCTCGGTCCAGGCGCCGCCGTCATCGCCGAGGAAGTACAGCGTCAGATGCAGCTCCTCGGGCACTTCGCCGCCATCGAGGGCGAGGCGGGCCGCGTCCTCCGCGGTGGGCATGAGGGCGATCATTCCGCCCATGAGGTGACTCCCGTTCGCTGCGGCCGTGGATTCCAAAGCTCCAGAGCGCGGACTGTCCTGCGTTTCAAAGGCCGAAGCTCGGGTCTCGGGGTAGACCGCGAGGACGCACCGGCAGTTCACGCACTGCGACGCCGGCGCGGTCGGGTCGTGCGGGGCGTCCATCTGTACGCCGCCGACGGTGAACGGCTCGTCGAGCAGCTGGATCTGACCGTTGGCATCCGCGTGGTCCTCGCGCACGCGGTCGTCGCGGCGGCTGATCCACTGCTTCACGACCGGCCGGTCCGGGCCGGTGACATCGCGGGCCGCGCCGAGGGTGGCCGTGTTCCATGCCCGGCCGGACTCGGTGCGCGCGATGCGCTCCTCGCGTGCGTCGCCGAGCTGCGCGCCCTCGCGGGCGAAGGCCTCGCGGAGGCGGGCGCGGAGCTGCTCCATGGTCTCGCCGGCGTCGACCCCGGCAGCCAGTTCGTCGCGGGCGACGTCGGCCAGGCGGTCGCCGACGGCGCGCAGCAGGTGCTCGGTGACGGTCACGTACTCGGCCATGGCCGGGGGCAGGGCGCGGCCGTCGTCGTGCCGTTCGGGGAGGTCCTGCCACTCGGGGGGCAGCTCGGCGTCGACGGCTTCGGCGGTGTGCTCAGCGGCCTGTTCGGAGATCCGCAGCAGGCGCCGCACGATGCGCGGCATGCGGGCGGTGAACATGCTCGCGATGCGGGAGACGGAGAAGCGGGCGGCCACGATCTCGTCGGCCTGGGCGAGGGAGTCGGCGAACTCCTCGGCGACTTCGGCGAGGACGGCCGCGACCTCTTCGGCGAGGTCTTCCTCGGCCTGTTCCAGCAGGGCGAGCAGCTCCTCATCCATCGGCGCTCACCGCCTCTACCTCGCGGCTGGGATGCGGCATCCGGTCGGGGGCCGATGACTCGCCGACCGCCTTGTTGTCGCGGGTCCGCCAGGCCAGGAGTTCCTCCCACACCTCGCGGCCAGGGCAGGCGGAGCACCAGCCGAACGCTCGGTGTCCGGCGCGGGAGTGGCCTGGCGGGGCGACGTGGAGCTTCGGCGGCTCCGTGATCGTCAGCTCGTCGGTCGCGTCGCACATGGCTGGCCTCCTGGCGTGTTCTCGCAGGCGAAGCAGAACGCGAACGTGCCGACTTGGTGCACGCCGCGTGGGGTGGTCACGGTGAACGCCGCTTCGAGTACGGATCCGCTGTGGCCACACTCGGTGCAGTCCAGGTGTCGGGTGTTCACGTCAGCGACCAGCGGGAGCGGTCCGCTGACGTCCTGGTCGGGGTCACACACGGCCGTCCTCCGGGTCGTCGTGCTCGTCGCAGATTTCGCAGGCGGTCCAGGTGCCGACGACGGAGACCCCGCCCGGTGTGAGCATGAGGATGTCTCCGGTGAGGCGCGTGTACGCCTTGCAGACCGGGCACCAGTCCTCGCGGGCCGGGCCCAGGTCGACATGCACGGTCAGGGGCGGCGGGGGTTCGGCCACGGTGCTGCTCCCTCGCTGGCCGGTCATGCCGCCAGCCCCACGCACGAGGTGACGACTGCGGGCACGACGTCGTAGGAGTGCTCGACGCCGGCCGCGATCAGTTCGCGGGCGTACCCATCGAGCACGCTGGTGAGGCACACCGGGTCCAAGCCGTACCGCTTGGCGATCTCGGGGACGCGAGACCACGCGCCATCGAGGAGCCGGTACTGCTCGACCTGGCCGGGCTCGACCTTGAGAGCGGTGTGCAGGGCGGCGGACTGGATCTCGCGGGCGCGGGCGCGCTCGCTGCGCGGGCAGACGGGCGTACGCAGCAGCTTGTCACCGGCCGAGGACAGGGCGGCCCAGATCAGGCCGTCGGCGGCGGCGAGGAG